CTTGGGAACCATGAAGTTTCTCCTTTAGTACGAAGGGGCCAGGCACATGCTTGGAATAGTAGTAGGCCGCCCATGTCCTATACTCCTCCTGCTCAAACTCTCGGAGTTGGGCGTAGGCTTTCTTGTAAACCTCTAACTCCCGCCACAAGTATTGCTGCGAGGCCGAGATGTTAGGACTAAGCTTAGCGCCTCGGAGATTGACGAACTCGTCGAGATAGCCTAAGCTCCGGCGCAAGGACAGGTACTTGCCCTTGAGCTTAGGGTTAGCTTTGTGAAAGGCCTTGAGATTCTTGCGGGCCTTGCGCCAGGCAAGCAGCTCGGGACTGGGCATAGTGATTACTCCTCTGGGGGCAGGCCAAGGCCTTCTAAGTAAGCACTTCGCGCCAGCACATTTCGAACAGCCACACCGCTGTCTAAGCGGGCCAGCTCTGCTTGAAGCGGCTTGAGAATATCAGAGAGGTTCAGTGGCTTTGCCGTACTCTCCGGCCAGCTTTGCCAAGTCTTTCTGCCAGCTCATCAGTACTTAACTCCTTGCACAGCGCCGCCCATATTATAGCGTTTCGCAATTTCGATTAGATCAGGGTCCATTATAACATAGTTTTCAGGACCACCGCCACCGCTACGTACGCTGGGGTCCAAATATCGGATGCCGGAAAGCCCAACTCCGGTCAACATGTCGGCCATCGCCTTTGGTTGGATGTCGCTGCGGAAACTGAGCCGGTTGTAAACATCGCCGCCCGTCATGGGGTACTTGCCGTGCAACAGGTCTCCTTCGCCGACGCCATACCGCTGCAACAGCGATCCCAACGCTTCCAACACTTGCGGTTGTTCCCTCAACGGCGTGTCCCACGACAGCATCTGGGCAGGGTCAACGTCCAGCCCGACTTGGTAGAGTGCGCCGGGGGCGTCCCACTTGCCTGCGATCTCGCGGTTGAACCAATCGGCCGTGTCTGGCGCGTAGTCGCCCGCCGCCATAGCTTTTTCGACGTCCATAAGATCGCCGGTGTTAATGATGTTTTCGAGTAATGCGGCTTGGTCGTACAGTGGTCGGCCTGCTGATATGTGAAGGCGGTCCGCTTTTTCCACCAGATCAGAGTACACAAGGTTCGCGTCAACGCCGCCAATGGTCGGGTTGGCTGCATCGGCGGGCCTGATGCCTTGGCGGTACGTACGGGCTACGTCCGGCGCTTCGGTTGTGTAGATGCCCCGCCCGTACATTTGCGGCCCAGCCCCAGTACCCAGCTTATCCAGACGGAAGCGACCGAGGGTTACATACCTATGGAAGACGCCTTGCAAGACCCAGCGCTCTGGGCCGCAAAGCCGCGTGACAATGAGTACGGATATTACGAGCAGTGGCAGCAAGACCAAGCCAAGCGCATGGGCATATCCCCCGCACAGTATCAGGCATCTATGTGGCTTGGCGGTGGGGATACTACCGGCCTTGGTTCGGCAGCCGAGCCTTTCCTCGGAACCTTCGAAGCCCGCGCCCGCTATACGGCAGACCGCCTCGGTATGGATCCCAATGTTGTTTTGGACATGATGCTCAAGGGTGAGATACCGTTTTTGGCCGAGGGTGGTTCGGTTGAGGCGCGGGAACTGGCGGAGAAATACGACGTGTGACCATTTCGGGGATTGGCATCTGATGCGCGTCCCCGAAGCCCCCAGTGTTAATGCGTTTCTTCATCGTCCGTCTCCCTTCGCTTCGGCCAGCAATGCGGCATAGGCTATGTTATCTTCGGCGCTGTCGGCGTGGTACTCGCTGCGCGTAAACAGGCGCACGAGCTTGACCTGCTGCATGAACATCCAACCCTCGCTCTCGGTCAGGTCGCGGCCTGTGATGGCGTTGAAGGCCGTCACGATCTTGCCCATTGACCGTTCGCCCTCTGGCTCGTCATAGGTCGCGGATCGGTCGTGCATGTGCGCAGCCGCACGACCTAACATCTCGGCTGCTTTAGGCTTAGGCAACGCTGTGTGCTGGTCTGGCTTTGCGCTATGTTTGCTTGTGCGCCTTGCTCTTTAGTGGCACCCGGACCGCTCCACCGAGCGCCGCTCATGTCCAATCGTTCGGGACCGCTCATTGTACGCCTCCTGCAGGTATGTCGCCAACCTTAACACCGTCTTCCGTATACACGCTGTAGCTGCCGTCCGGGTTTTTAAGCCGCAGAGAACCGTCAGTATATTGGGTTAGGTTGTAATTCCCAACACGGACTGTGTTCCTAGTCGCCACTGGCTTATCAGGCGATACAAACTGGCTCATATTCTCTGACCATGAGGAGGGCTTTGGCTTACCAGCAGCCGCAGCCGCCCGCAACATCCGATCAGCTTGCGTAGCACCCGCCTGAAGCAGGCGCAGGCGCTCTGTGCCAACGTCCAGCCCGTACTTCTCGAGCATCAGGTCGCGCTTCTCTTCGGCCTCTCGGCGTGCTGACCTCTGCTCACCGAGCGTTTTGGCCACGTTGCCCAGGCTTTCGCCGAACGAACCGGTGCGCGTTGGCTGACCAAGCGCGGCGGCAATGGCCAGCCACTTCTCACTGTCAGACGGACCGACGCGGCGTTCGCGTAGTTTGTTCTGCGCATTGAGCAGCAGGTTGATATTCGCGTTGATCTGGCCAGTCACGTCCGTGTTTGCAAGGTCGGCTCGCTTTTGAGCATCCGCATAGCTCAGGGCGCCGACTGGCATGGCGGTTTCGGTGTCTTCACCGGTTTCCAAATCTTCGTCCATCGAAACTTCCTCTGCACCAGGCGCCATCTGCGGCAAACCCAATTCTTGCTGCATCTTACGTATGAAGAGATCCAGCCTCCCGTGGGGACCAAGCGGACTTTTGAGGGGCGCCTATATGAGTTTATTGGCGACGACCAATACGACAAAAACAACTGGAAGGTAGTCAAGTAATGGCGGAACGCGCACCTTGGGAACGGCCCGGCCCTTCTCTTAAAGATCAGGCGACTTCGGCTAACATCAGCCAAAGCCAGACCAGCACACAGCGTGGGCAGGCCGACTTGCCGTATATCGCGCCGACCGCTAGAGAGCAGCTCGACCGGATTATTCTCCAAAATGAGCAGCTTCAGCGCGATTTGGAAAAGGCCAAGAAGGGCGAGCAGCTCGCCGGCGATGATAAAACACGCCTAATTACCGACGTTGATGCTTATGATAAGCTGATGCGGGCTATCCAAAAGTTCGACCCAAACTACGTCGGAACGGTATTTGATTTCCCCGGCCAAATCGAAAGCGCCATCCAGAAGCGCGTAAGCAGCGACTTCGGAACGCCGGGGCAGGCCAATTTCTGGTCTGAAATGAAGTTCCTCGACATGCTGACGCGGAACAAATACTTCGGTGCGTCGCTCACAGGCAACGAAAAGCAGTCCTATGCCGAAACCACAATCTCGCCGGGCGACACGGCCGAAACGGCCTTGACTAACCTCAAGCGCCGCGCTGAGACTTTACGTACTGGCATTCAGCGCAACGTCCGCAGCTTGATGGAGGGCGGCTACCGCCCCGCGCAGATTAACGCTCAACTCGGGCAATATCTGCCTGAGCTGAACCCGCGTTGGATGACGGCGTCAAACGAACGCGTTCTGGGCGAATACGCCAGCCGCGAAGATTTCGACCCAGCCGTGTACAAACGGATGCTCCTTGAGTTCGGGGACGCCAACGGCGTGCGCCTTGATCCCGCGCAGGCAGAAGCGTCCGCGAACGCTGTCGCCGAGAAGCGCGCAGAAGGCGTCACCTCGTTTGGCGGTGATGCCGTCTACGAAGACCTCACTAAGCAAAAAGAGGATGAAGCGGCAGCCGCAGCCGCAGGCGCCGGTCCCGATGGCGGCGAGGGTGGTGGCGATGGCCTTGGCTGGGGCGAGACCCTCGGCAGCGCTGCGGTCAACTTCATCCCAAGTGTGGTTAGTGAAGTTGGCGGCATCTGGGACGCTGTCACGAGCCCCATTCAGACAGCTAAGTCGATCGGCTCACTCGGCGGCGCATTGCTCAGCAAGATGGGCGTGGCCGACTTCGACGAGAGCAGCGCCGACGCGCTGGGTCAATACTACGTCAACAAGTACGGCAGCATCGAAGGCTTCAAGAAAGAGCTGGCGAACAACCCAGCCAGCATCTTGGCTGACGTCGCCACTGTGCTTACTGCGGGCGCGGGCACTGTCACAAAGCTTGGGCTTCCTGCTAAGATTGCCAAGCTTGGCCGGCGCGCCGATGTGGCTCAGCAGTGGGTCGGTGCTGTTGCTCGCAACGTCGACCCGATCACGGCCATGACGAACATCGTCACAAAAGCGGTTCCTGCTGTGGTTAAGGCCACCGGAAAGGGCACCGGTAAGCTGGCCACCAGCACGCTTGGTCTCACGACCGGTGCAGGCGGCGATGCAATTACCTAAGCTGCTAAGGTAGGTTTTGAG